TTGGAATATTAAAAGAGAACCAACAACAGAATATGTACATCCTACCCAAAAACCTGTCGAGTTAGTTAGCGAGGCAATGTTTAATAGTAGCAAAGGCAAAGATAATGTCGTTGATTTGTTTGGTGGTAGCGGCTCTGTTGTTATAGCTGGAGAAAAAATAGACAGAAGAGCTTTCGTGATGGAGTTAGATCCTAAGTACTGCGATGTAATAATTCAAAGATGGCAGAATTATACCGGCAAGGAAGCGGTGAACGAAAAGCTAAAGAAGACGTATAATGCCATCAGAGGATGATGGATTAGTAAGTGTTGAGACAATAGCAAATATATTGAAACTAACACCGAGACGAGTGCAGCAGTTAAGTAGCCAAGGTGTAATCCCTAAAGCTAAACGTGGCCGCTATAAAATTATAACTTCGGTGTGGGGTTATATAGATTACTTAAAAAAGATTAACAGCGAGACGGATCTACCCGATGATCTTAAAGATGTTAACCTTAAAATAGCTAAACATAAGGCTCGTCTTATGGAGCTAGAGGTAGCTGAGCGTACAGGTGAGCTAATAAAGGTGTCGGAAGTAATAGGCACATGGTCAAAGATATTTAACCAAATTAAACAGTCAGCTCTTTCAATGCCGGCACGTTTAATACCGCAGCTATTAAGTGCTGATAATATTAATGACGCCAATGTAGTTGCAAAAGAATATATAGAAAATTTTTTAAACGAACACGCAGACTTAACTTTTGAAATAGATGAAACAGATAGCATTGAAGTCGGAGACGCTCCATCAAGCAGCGAAAATATCGTTAGCTCAACTGAGACCTCCACCTCGCCTAACAATATCTGAGTGGGCTGACACATATAGGTTTCTTAGTAGTGAAGCCTCAGCTGAAGCAGGAAGATTTTCAACTAAACGTGCTGAGTACCAGCGTGAAATTATGTCATGCTTTACAGATAACGATGTAAAAAAAGTCGTATGTATGACAAGCGCTCAAGTAGGTAAGACAGAAATATTATTAAATATTATTGGATATTATATTCATTTAGATCCAGCGCCAATTATGTGTATACAACCTAGCTTAAGTATGGCGGCAAGCTTTAGTAAAAATAGATTAAGCAGTATGATAAGAGATACTGAACCGCTTAATGAAAGAGTAGCAGATAGCAGATCAAGAGATTCAAGCAACAGTATATTTAGCAAATCATTTAGAGGCGGCTCTATTGATTTAATTGGATCTAACTCAGCGGCTTCAATATCTAGTAGGCCCGTTAGAATATTGCTATGTGACGAGGTCGACAGATATAATTTAGCGACGACAGAGGGTGATCCCTTAGCTTTAGCTGAAAGAAGAACGACAACTTTTTATAATTCAAAGGTGGCTTATGTGAGCACACCTACAATAAAAGGCTCAAGCAGAATAGAAGCGGCCTTTGAAACAGGTGACCAGCGTCACTATTATGTTAAATGTAAAGACTGCTCNGAGGAGCAGATACTAGAATGGGAGTANGTACAATGGGANAAGGGAGATCATGACTCTGCAAGCTATCACTGTAAAAATTGCGGAAGCGTTTGGAATGATATGGANAGGTATAAAGCGATTAGTAATGGGCGNTGGATTGCTCATGAAGAGTTTAGCGGTACAGCTAGCTTCTTTCTTAATGCTCTTTATTCACCTTGGACAAAGCTTTCTGAATTGGCTAAGGAATTTTCCGAAGCTTCTCAATACCCTGAGAAGCTCCGTGTTTTCCTCAACACTCAACTCGCCCAAAGCTGGTCCGAAGACCAAGGCGAAAAAATCAACGAAGACGAAATCCAAAAAAGGAAAGTAAAACTTACTAAGAAACTTCCCGAAGACTGCCTCATGCTGACTTGTGGTGTTGATACACAAGATGATCGGCTTGAGGCAACACTTCTTATGTGGCGTGGCGTGGAAGAGCAGGTAACTATTAAAGAACATAAAATATTTGTTGGAGATCCAAGCGGCCATCAAGTGTGGCAAGATTTAGACGACTTTTTAAACACAGAGTATGAGCATACTATTGACGGAAGGTCTTTAGGAATAGCGTGTACCTGCATTGACTCAGGCGGACACCATGTGGCGGCCGTCTATAATTTTTGCAAGATGAGAGAACACCGAAGAGTCTTTGCTATTAAAGGTAAAGGCGGTGAAGGAGTGCCTGTTATATCTAGGCCTACGACATCTAATATAGCTAAGACAAAGCTTTTTAGTTTAGGCACTAACGCTCTTAAGTCTTTGGTATACGGAAGATTAAAAATTAGTGAAGGGCCGGGAATGATTAATTTTAGTGATCATCTCGATCAAGAATATTTTGCTCAGCTAACTAGTGAGACACTAGTTGAACGATACACTAAAGGGAAAAGGCGTGTCGAATGGGTAGCAAACAGAAGAAGGAATGAAGCGTGGGACACTTTAAATTACGGCTTTGCCGCATTTAATATTGTCTCGCCTAACTTAAGATTATTGCTTTCGAGACTGACTAAGCCGAAAGCAGAGGGTAAGAAAAAACAAAATAAAACACCTTTTACACAGAGAAAAGGTAAGTGGATGGATATTTAGATGTTATTAACTAAGGATCGAGTTAAAGAGCTAGTAAGCTCAACAGGAACTACAACTTTAAGTTTATCTGGTGCTGAGTCAGGCTTTCAAGCTTTTTCAGTATTGGGTAACAACACTAGCTGCAACTACACTATTGTTGACGTTAATTCGACTGCATGGGAAGTTGGCAGAGGTGTGTATAATTCAAATACGTTAACAAGAGATGAAGTATTTGAAAGCAGCACAGGTGGAAGTAAAATAAGCTTAAGCGCTACGGGATCTACTGTGTTTTTAACCTATCCGGGGTCAAAGGCCGCCTATAATGACATCGGCGTAAACCGTGATTATACCGCTAGTGGCAGTATCACCGCAGGCAAGCCATTAATCTTAAATGCTGATAATACAGTTACGCAAGTGGGAATCGTATCAGGCACAGTCAATTACACATTTTCTAAAGGTTCAGCAACAGCATTAGTTCAAGCAAATACCGATGTCCCTCTTACATCATGTTTTGATATATCAGCACAAAGATTTATACTTGTTTATACAAATGAAGATGCTTCAAATTATCTCTATGGTAATGTAGTTGAGGTTGATTCAAACAATGCAGTTACATCAAAAGGAATAGAAACTATTATTAGCTCTAGTTATGGAGGGCAAGCTCAAAGCATTGTCTATGATTCGGCTAATGAAAAAAGTATGTTGGTTTATCATAGAGGTAGTGGTGCAGGTGGGGATTTAGGAGGAAAAGTTTTAACTGCAACTGCAACGACACTAAGCGTAGGTGCAGAAGTTGTAATTAATGATAATAACAATAGTGGTACAAGACCAAAAGTAGTTTATGAACCAACATCAGGTAAACTTGTTGTTTCTTATAAAGACCAATCAAACAGCAGTTATATAACTGCACAAGTGGGAACAATAAGTGGAACAACGTCTAGTTGGAGTTCTAATACTTTAATATCTGCATCAGGCACAGCTACTCAAATTGGATTAGGAGCAGGTAATGGTAAGGTATTATTTTTAACAACAGATGACCAAAGTAATGGAGATGCTAGAGCGGGAACAATAAGTGGTACTACTCTTACCTTAGGTAGTGCTGTCGAATTTGATGCAGATAACACATCTACACCATATCCTCAATCAGATAATATAGTTTGTTATGACACTCAAAATGATAGATTTTTTGCTGGTTATGAAGGAACAGGTGATAATCTATATGGTATGGTTTTTCAAATATCAGGAACAACAGTCTCTCATGGTACAAGAAATTTAATTTTATACAACGGTCAAGATTTTTCAGTTCCACATTTCTCAGATATTGGAAAAATTCCATTAATTTATGGTGTATATTCATCGAATAGTTTATATTATAGAGAAGCAACAATAACTTCATCTAACAATTCAATAGCTTACAATACTCCTGTTGCGTTAAGCACAGATAATACTGATATGACAACTTTAGCTTATGACTCAACAAGTGTAAGGCTTTTAGCCGCATACCATTTATCAAATGATAACATTGAAGCATACGGAATTGTTCCAAATGGAAGCAGAACAGGTTTAGTTCCCAACCTCACAACAGAAAACT